GAGATCAAGGGGTGAGCTGTCGAGAACAAGGTCACGCCGTCGCCGTAAGTGACGCCAGCGGTAAAACCAGTGTTCAGGATGGCTGCGCCCTTGACCTGTTTGGTGTACGCCATACCACGGGCCAGAGCTTTGGTGTATCGGCTGGACAAGCTGTCATACAGGTTGTCTTCGATAGCCTCTTCAGTGATGGAGAAGCCCAAAGCGATGGTTTCGTGGGTGTAACGAGCTGTGAAAGCTTCCTGCGCATTGTCATAAGCGATGGCAGCGCCTTCGTTCTTGACAGGAGCGGCGGAGAAGCCGGACAACTTGGTTTCTTCTTCAAAACTACGCTCCGATGTCTCGGTTTCGTAGATTTCCTTGTGCTGCTCGCCGTAACGGGCGTACTCAAGACCGAACAAAGCGTTCAAGCCGGGGAGCAGTTCTTTCAGCAGTTGTGCGCGTGAAATAGCCATGATTTACTCCTTAGACACCAGTGGTGTTGTTGTACTGGTGCGTGTTGATTTTCACCAACAGCTCGGTGTATGTGTCAGCAGCAGTAGCTGTCTCAGGCACAACGTCGATCACACGGATTGGGAGGGTGGCAGTAGTGCCAGCGCCAGTCAAAGTGACGGCGAAAGCAGAATTACCGGTGGTGGTGTTACCAGCGTTCAGAACGAGCGCAAGGTTGGTGCCAACAACAGTACGGCCAGCGGTGCCCATGGTGGTGCCAGAGGTCACAACAGCGACCTTGAACAGAGCCATCGGGTCATCGACAACGTAGGCCAGCGCCAGATTGGTGGAAGTGGATGCCAGAGCGGGGATGAACTGACCTTGAATGGTTTGACCACTCGAGTTCACGTACTGACCGCCCATGCACACGCCAACAATGTTGCCAGAGTCAGTTGTGGTGGATTTGACAAGATAACCATCGCTGTTGATCACAACGGTATCGCCATCAAAAATGGCGGTGCCGAAGCCAGCAGCTACGGGAATCTGACGGATTGCACCTGCGTACGGCATGCCATCAATACGATTGATTGCTTGCAGACCGTAGGGTGCCGAAACGGTGGGGTAAGCCATGTTTGGACTCCAAAAAAGTTAAGTGCCTTTGCCGAAAGTGACCTTCGTGCTCCGCTCTTTGAAAAGCGGCATACGGGGGTCGTTTTCTCGCATGTACGCGTTGTCCACTGATTGCATCTGCGACTCAGCCTGCTGGCCATAGTACGCATTCCGCTGCTCGGTGAACTCCACAGGTGTTTTGCAAAGCAACAAACCTCCAACCTCAATACTGTCTGCAAAGCGGTTTTGACCTCCGCTAAACAAACGCACCTCGGGGTGGCTTGATGCCTTTACGGGCTCCCAGCCCTCTCGCAATTTGCCGGAAACGTTCATGGCGTCATCCTTGCCAAGCGTGGCAATCCGAATCCAGCGATAAGCGTAGCCCTCTTCCGGTGTCGGATCAGGCAAAAGCTGGGGTGGCATCCATTTTTTTGGACGCTCGGCTGAGTCACGCATCTGCAGAGCACGAGGCTCGCGGTTGTCAAGTTCTGGTTTAGCCATTTTCATTTCCTCATTTCTGCCGCAACTGCACGGGCGTACTGCTCATTCGTCAGTCCCAACCGCTTAGCGAGTTGTACCTGCGTTTTCGTCAGCACGATCTTTTTGGGCGCTGTGCTGCGAGTTGCTGGTGCAACATTATTTGATGTTCTAGATGGAGTTTGCGCATCCATCTGCCTCCCAGACTCAAACTGATCTGGGAAACGTTCCCTAATGTCACTGTTGATACGTCTGTAGTATTCATCAGTGCCAGCCGGGATACCCTCGCCTACCAAGTCTTCATGAAGGCCAAGAGCGTAAGCCGTCATTCGCTTGTTTTCTCCAAACCACCGGTTTTCGTCTTTCCACGAAATCAGTTTAGGATCAACAGGCTGTTCTTGATAAACTTGTTGTCGTGGTTGTACAACATTTTCTTCCTCCTGTAAAGCAGGTGGTCGAAAGCTGTTGATTCTGTCTGCCTTGAGTTTGGCTGCAGTCATTTCCTCTTGAGCGGAAACCAGTGCGTCAGAGTCGCCGGACTCATAGGCCGTCTTGTATTTTCGACGAGCCTCTTCCATGTCGTTGGCAACATTGCGCTTGGCCTGCTCCAGCAAAGCAGTTTGATTGGTGCTCAAGGAGCCTTTGAGCTTCTTGTTCTCTTCAACAACCTGCTGGGCCAGCCTGAAAGCCTCGTCCTTTTCCCGCATGGCGGTTTCTTTGGCTCGGCGCTCTTCGTGGTAGCCCTTGGTGAAGTGTTGAATGCGCTTGCGCACGCTCTCGTCGTACTTGGAAAGCTCCTCATCGGTGACATCCTTGGGAGCCTCTTCCATGGGCTTGCGGCCACGGTCCTGCTCCGGGGTGTCATCGACAATTTCAACTTCCGGTTCAGCCTCTACAGCTTTGGTCCGAGATTGTTTTTCTTCCACCTCATCGGGGAATGTAAATTCGGTTTTATCGAGTTCTGCCATGATTACTCCTTAGCCTTTAAAGTTGCCAACTCGCGCCTTAATGAGCCCCGCTCATCCAGCAAATCACGGATTATTTTGAGGTGCTCATTGTGGCGGTCCTCCATGGTCTGAACCAGTTTTTTAAAATCAAGTTCCCAAAAACTCATCTTTTGCGTCAGACGAGTTGCGTTGTACCAAACATGGTCGGCTGTGATGCCTTCCACGTTAATGCTGTCTTTTATTTCAAATTCTTTTGTGTCCATGGTGACTCCTTAAGCACAAGCGAAAAATCGCCCGGAATGTTTGTTGGATTTTTGCTGGTTCCACAAAGCCGGTACAACTTGCAAGTTATTTGGCTCGGATGTTCCGCCTTTACTGACTGGAATAATGTGGTCAACGTGCCATTTACCGCCAACCATTTTTTCCCTTAGTCGAGCAAGCAATACAGCTTCTTGAAGCACCCAAAAATCATCAATAGAAAGCTCTTTTGAAAGCGTTCTTCTTTTGGACTGGTAGGCTGCAAAATAGTCGCAGTTGTCTTTGGCCCATCGTTTCCTTGCAGCTTTACGAGCATCAGAAATAGGCTTTTCGGCGCGACGTTCATTGGTTTTTGCGCGACCTCCGGATGCAACATAAGCCGCCTCATCCTTGCGTTTTTGAGCTTTGCCACGCTCTGAAGATTCGTATTTGCGCTTAGCTTCTCTAATAGCCTCAGGTTTATCTGCGCGGCGTTTTTTTGCAGCAAGAATTAACCGATCCTTATTGGCTGCGTAATACAATTTCCATCGCTCGGCAGCTTTGGCTTTTTGTTCTGGCGTGCTCATACTCTTTGCACTCCCCTTGGGTCTTCAATGACCGCCTCGACAGAATCGTCGTTAATGATCCGCCACTCGGTGCCGTGAATTTTCATTCGAGTACCAGTATTGGGTCGCACGATTACAAAATCACCAACCTTGCAGCTTGGGCCACTTGGAAAGCGTTTCTCATCTTTAAATGCATCCGGACCCATTTTGGCCACGAATAATACGGGCGACAGCAGCTCTTCATACTGCATTGTCTGGCTGGCTTTAAGCAAGCCGCCCTCATATTCTTCTTTGGCTTCTGGGAGCATGCACAGAAGGTGGTAAGTTTGCGGTTCTGGAATTTGTTTGGCTTTATCTTCAACAGGTTTGTTGAGGACGCCAGACAAATCAACCGCCTGAACATCAAAGTTAGTCGTCATTGTCGTCTTTCAGTTTACGCACGAGGTCACCAATTTCACGCTGTGCGGTCTGGAGACCTCGGATGACCCCGCACAACTCTCGGTATTGGGCATAATCTTTCGACTGCCCAGATACCAAAGCCTCTGAATGACTGTTGACTTGATCCTCAATTTTTTTATTGAGAAGCTCAAAAATTTTGGTGTCCATTTGCCCTCTTAGTTCTCCGGCGATTTAGCAACCGGCTTGTTTAAACGCTCCATCAGCTTGGTCTGCATCTTGACGGATGCTTCCTGCTGCTTTTGGGCCATCTTCTGATCAAACTCCTGCTGGCGCTGAGCCATTTCTTGCTCGTGCATCTGGCGCTCCATGATCATTTCTTGCTGCATCTTGGCTGCGGCAATCTCTGGGTTTTCGCCTTGGCGGCTTGCCATCTCTTGGGCTTTGAGTTGCAGCTCTTGCCCTTTGAGGGCCAAGTCGCCCTGCACCTTCTGGGCCTTGATTTGGGTGTCCTGCATCTTGATCTGCAACTCTTGCTGCTGCATCTGCACGATGGGGTCCTGCTGTTGTTGCTGGGCCTGCTTCTGGGCGGCTTCACCTTGGTGAATCTGGGTAAGTTGCTGAGCTGCCTGAGCGACCAGCTTGGCCAGTTGCACCTCGACCTGCTCTGGCAGTTCTGCGTTGGGTGCTGGCAGACTTGCGCCAAGGCGCTCTTCAATTTGGTTGCGGTACTGGAATGCAACGTGCTCCGCGATGTGAGCCATGATGGACGCCTGCATCTGTTGGGCCATGGGGTTTTGGCCCATCTGCCCCATGACCATGGGGTCCTGCATCATTGAGGAGTGGACCGCGATGTGGGCGTCATGGTCTTGGTAGATGAACGCCTTGGTCGGCTTGCCTGTCAAAAAGGCCATGTTCTCGCTGATGGGGTCACGCGGCTTCATGTCTTCATCAATTGGAACCAGCTTGTCGGCGTTACGCACACCGAGTACCTCGATCATCTGGCGGTGCAATTGGGGCAGGTCGTAAATCTGAGGAGCGCTCTGGGACAACTGGATCACAGCTTGGTACTGCATGATCCGCTGGGCCATGGTTGAGCTGTTGGGGTCCGACACGGGAATCACTTCCACCATGTCGTAGTCTTCCCGCTTGGCCTGTGGGTTGCCGCCGTTCGGAATGTAAGCGTAGTCGCCCGGGGTGTTGTTGCGGATGATCTCTTTGAGCAGTTTGAATTCCTGCTTCATGGAGAAGTGGACCCGCGCCTGCACCGCGCTCATGGTCTTGAGTTGACGCTCGAGCAAAGCCAGTGTGGTGCCGACCGGTGCGTTGGCGCTCATGTCGCTGATGTTCATGTCAGCAATGGAGCCAAGGCGGCGACCCTCTTCTGTAATGCGGTCCAACAAAGCGGCCAGCACTTGGCTTGGCTCTTTGTACGGCAGGGTCATGATGTTGTCGCGCACCGTGCCGGATGGGACATCGACATCACGGAACTCGCCCGGAGCGATTGGGGTGTCATCACCCTTAATGCGAAGGCCACGGGACTTCAAGCCGCCCGGGAGGTTGGACAGGGTTCCCGCATCAACCAACTGGCGGATGATGGAGGTTCCCGCACGGGCATAGCCGCCGATCAGGTGGATGTAGCCAAAGCCGTAAGCGCCAAAGCCGGGCACGTAGTCATACTGCACGAAGTGCTGACGCTTGAGCTTCTTCTCATCGTCCTCGTTCCAGTTGCGGTACACCGACAAAACTTTGTTGGTGCCCTTGTCAATGGTCACGATGTAGGGAAGGGCGATGCCATCATCATCCTCATAGCCGGGCATGTCGTAGTCCACTTGCATCTCAAGGAACTGGTAACGCTCGTCATCGGTGACGGAGTAGCCCTGCTCTTCGGCTTTCTTCTTTTCGACATCATTGTGCAAGATGACGGGCTCACCCAGCTCAACATCACGGTAAAAGCCTGCAACTTGAAGCTTGCGCAAATCGTTTTTGGTTTTGCGCATCACATGCGTTACACGCTCTGCGGTGCGGGCACCAGAGGAGCCATAGGGGATGATGACATCCTCTGCGGGGCAGAAGATTGCTGTCTGGCGTCCAAGGCTGGGATCGAAGTAAACCTTCTTGAACGCAGCACCGGCCAACCCCAAGTTGAACAGCATGCGCTCATGCTCTGGGCGGTACTCGGGCATGCCATCCACCAACTGGAAGTTCATGTCGGTACGCACGCGCTCTGCGGCCTCTTCCTTCAATTTGTCGATTGCGCCAATGATCTGCGTCTTGACGGGGCCTTGGGCGGGGAATGTCTCGATTATGGTCTCGGACTGGAAGCGAACTGCGGCCTCGGTCAGGAGGGTAGAGAAGACACCGCAGGCCCCCGTCCAAGGTTCGGTGCGCTCTTCATACTTCATGCCGAGGACCTCAAGGCCCTTGACATACATGTCCACCCAGTCTTTGCGGGAAGAGATGTCAGACTCAAACTCACCCACCAAGTCAGAGCCCAGCTTCTCAAGCTCGCCCTCGTCCATGTATTCGGCCAAGTTGGCATCAAACTCAGGACCCTCGTCCTCTGGCATCAGGTCAATGGCCATGCCATCAATCCCAATCACCACATCATCAGGGTTCTCGATGATGATCTCCACTGCGGGTGTGTCATCTTGAACGATGTCCGAGAAATCAATACCCTGTGGGGCTTGGGCGATAGACGAAACCATACTGCTCGTTGCCATGTCAATCCTTAATAGAAGGCGGTTTTGCGCCGGAAATAACGCTGCTCTTCGGGCTCATCAGACTCAATCTGAATGAAGCCACCCCTTCTGAAGCGAAGCAAGGCTTGGCTTGTCGAGTCAACAAGGTCGTCATGCTCGCCATTTGGGAACGCGGCCAACTCTTCCATCAACTCATCTGCCCATCGGGTTTCAGGGCACCAAACAACTCCGGAGGCAAAAAGGTCCGAGATAGCGTTTACACGCGCAATCTTATCGCTTCCTTTGCCCGGTGTGTACTCTTCCAGCAAGATTCCTGTCTGGCGAAGCTCATAGATCAAGGGCGCACCAGCGGCCTTCTTTTCTACGATCAAGGTATCGGGCTCCCATTCCTTGTACATCTCAAAAGCCTTTTGTTTAAGCTCAGGAAACTCCATTCGAGCTTTAAACGCATCCAAGCAAATGATGTTGGTCTTCAAATTACCCTTGTCATCGGGATGATCAAACACACCCCATGTTGTACAAGCGGAATAATCTGCCCTGTTTGATTTTTCAAAGGCGGTATCCCAGCTTTGGATGATGTAATCGCACTGCGGGGCGGTGTCAGACTCCCAAACCCGCCAATGTTCGCGCTTGATAATCGCGCCTTCTTCGGATGTGGGGTTTTGTTGGTACTGCGCCTCCCATTTAGAAACGGGAATTTCGGCTTTAATGGCCTCAAGCTCAGTTTTCTTCCAAAATCCGGGCCACAAAGGGGTTCCGGACGGCAAAATCGCGGGAAACTCAATCACTTCCCAGTTATCCACGCCCTCTTTTGAGGCATGTTTGAGAATCTGCCCGGTTAAATCTCTCTTGGACCAACGAGTCATCACAATAATGATGGCTCCGCCGGGTTGTAAACGCTGACGAGGGCCTGATGTGTACCACTCGTACACATTATCGAAGACTGCGGGGTTTCCCTGCTTAGCTTCCTGCTCAGAATGCGGGTCATCAATGATTAACAGGTCCGCGCCTTTACCCGTTACAGCGCCTCCAACGCCGATAGCGAAGTAATCACCTCCGGCATGGGTGTTCCAGCGACCTGCGGCCTTTGAATCAGAGGAGAGTTTGGTGTCAAACACCCGGGAGAAGGCATCGGAGGAGACCAAGTTCCTCACCTTGCGGCCAAAACCAACAGCCAGTTCTGCGGTGTGAGCAGTCTGGATGATCTTCTTCTCCGGGAACTTCCCCAAGAACCAAGCCGGGAGAAGAAACGAGGCAAACTCAGACTTGGTATGCCGGGGAGGCATGTTGATGATGAGTCTCTTCAGCTCCCCCTTGGCCACTCGCTCAAAGGCATTGGCCATGATCTGGTGATGTTTCCCTGAAATGAACCCGGGCCACATGTGGGAGGCATAGTAGATGAAGGACTCTTTGCACTTCTCCACGCGGTCGTACTCAAGCAGCATCATGATCTTGGCACGCTCAAGCTCATCCACCAAAGGGATAAGAGCTCGGTAATCTTCCACCTCCTTGCGAGTCATCATAGCGAAGCGACTTCCCGAACACTGCGGTCAATGACTCGAATGGAGTTGAACTGGTACGGCTTCACCGCCACCATTCCCTCCTCCTTCAGCTTATGGATGATCCGGTGGATGTTGGATTTGCTCTTCATGCCCAGTCCTCGGGCAATGACGGAATACGACGGCGCTACACCATGAAGCTTGATGTACGCCTT